CGGGCGCCAGCGGCGGCGGATGATGGCGCGCACGGTTGGGCTCAGGCGCTTCATGCGTCCACCATCCCGTCCAGCCGCTGCATCAGCGAGGCAATGCGGGCCATGGCCGCATCACCACATGCCCGAATGCCGGCCAGCTCGGTGCTGGTCAGCTGACCGTCTGCCAAGGCGCGGTGGATGGCGCCGAACATATCGCCCTGCGAGCCACCCACCGCTGCCACCAGCTCCAGCACAGCCATGTCGCTGGCATGCTCATCATCAGCACACGGGGCTGCCAGCAGCAGCTGCCCGCACTGCTGGGCGAAGGCCTGCAGTATCCGCAGGTCGCCGGTCAGCTCACTGATGCGTACGGCCTCACGCAGGGTGAGGTGGTGGGTGCTGTTGTTCGGGTTCACCTTGCTGCGCAGCACTGCAGCGCTCATCGCAATGCGCGGGCCCAGGCTTTCGCTGCCACCGGGGTAGTCGTGCACCACGGCGTGGGCGGCGTCGTCAACGTTCATGCCCGGCCCCCGCGAACGTGTTTTTCGTGGCCAGCGGAACGCACAGTGGCCACATGCTCACTTTCACTGCCATGCATCACTTCAATATCGCCACCGGCAAGGGCCAGCTGGCGGCGGTGTTCTTCTGCCGAAGCCAGCAGCGCCCAATCGCAGCGGCCGGCAATGCTCAAGAATCCAATCATCGCAACCACGCTGGCCGTAGCCAGCCCCAACGCCAGCCCACAAACGAACGGCCCACCGAACATGCCAGGTACAGTCACAAAGCTGCTGATCAAGGCAATCCGGCCGAGCCGTTCAGCCTGGCGCTTCATGGCATTCAAGGTGGCCATGCCGCTGGCGGTTCTATTGCTGATCGACGCCATCACGCTGCCCCTCCTGCTGCCGCCGCAATGGACCCTTGCAAGCGCGTTGCGCGCAGTGACGGCATACGTGCTGCCACTTGCCGCCCTGGTGACACATGCACACTTTGACTACCGGCAGGGCAGACGCAGGCTTCAACGTCGCCTGCTGCATAGGCCGCATCACTAGCGGCCGTTGCCGCATCCAGCAGCACGCCGATTTCGCTGTTGCCCAGGTCAGGGCTCAGGGGGATGAGGGTGCGCATGACTTATGCGGCCTCCGCGCCAGCGTCGGATTTCTCCGCCAGCGCCACCAGGGCACGGCCGATGTCGAATGACGCACGCTGCCGCCCGTTCTTGATCCGGTTGATGGTTGGCTGCGTGGTTCCGGCCTCGGTCGCAATCCGTTGCTCGGTCCAACCAGCAGCAGCGAGTTTGTTCACAGCGTCTTGTGGGCTCATGCCGCGCATCCTATACGCAAACGAATAGCCCATGCAATACCCAAACGATCTATGCCCGGCAATTGCCGCTGCACACAATACGGATGTGAATAAAGTCGCTAACAACCTGCGCGCCCTGATGACCGCACGCGGCATCAGCGAGAACCGCCTCGCTACAGAGACCGGCGTACCGCAGCCGACGATCCACCGCGTCACTTCTGGCAAAGCCAAGGATCCGCGCGACGGCACACTTCGGCCGCTGGCGAACTATTTCGGTGTCAGCGTTGAGCAGCTCCGAACGAGCGATGCGATCACCGGGGTAGAGACCAGGACCGCTGTCTCTGACAACGTTGCCAGCTACTCGCCCTCTCACGTCGCAATCAGTGAGACGGCCTGTGAATACGTTCGCGTTCAGCAACTGGACGCGGAGGCAGGCATGGGGGGCGAGCTGGTCAATGACGACAACCCGGAAGTGGTGCGGGCAATGGATTTCACGCCGAGCTACATCCGCTCGGTCGTCGGCTTCCTGCCACCCCCTGGCCGCCTGGTGCTGATCACCGGACGGGGTGATTCGATGATTCCGGTCATCCAGCCGGGCGACGTGGTGATGGTGGACACCGGCACCACCTCCTACGACGGCGACGGCATCTATCTCATCAACACCGGCGGCGGCCAGCAGATCAAGGCCCTGCAGCACCGCGGCGACGCCATCTACGTGGTCAGCGCCAACGCCGGCCTATACCCCGCCTTCCCGCTGCCCAAGGGCGCCGTGGTCGGCGGCAAGGTCTACCTGCGCAACAGGATTGAGCGGTTCAACTGAGCCAGGACTGGCTGAATTGGTGGGCATTTACATGGCAGTAGATCCACAACGCTATAATTTGATCCAACGCCTGATAAACGAGCCGAAGGTCTGGGTTTCTGGCCAAGACATGCAGTCTCTCTGGAATCAAGAAAGGCAGCGAAGGTTCCCTAAGCCATTCACTTTCCGAGTTGCTCCCGAGATCAACGGATCAGCAATTGAAGGCGTCTTCATCGAGGCACGGTACAAGCAGACGATTGTTCCTGGAAACAGGGATTCTCTGAACTTCAGTCTCATAGTGGACACTACAAGGGCGCTTGGAATTGACGACAATGGCCCATCAGCACACACAAACACTGTCGGGATCGGGCTACCGTATTACGGCAAGGTCATCGATCATCCACATGTGAATCTGTCGGTGGCCGACGCGCTTGACGGATATGCTGAACCTCTAATTGCTGCGTCTCCACAGGAACTGTGGACTGCGTTCTGCAACAGGATCAACATCACAGGAGCCCCTCACTTTGCATTGCCCGTCGGGCAAACCGAGCTGCCGATATGAGCTACGAAACCTTGGCTGCGACAATTGGCGGGACATACCGTCAGCTATCGCCCATCAGCGGATTTATCTCCTCCCCATTGGTCATGCCAGAGGATGGGGCGATGCTTGGTGCATATTTGATTGAGGCTGCGGGCAATAGAGTCAGGATCACAGATGACGCCAACACACTGTACCGCGCCACTCTTCATGGAGTGAGTCATTCCCAAGCAAGGGCAAAGCAGATTGAGGAGATAGCGAAGAGGCACGGCATGACACTCTCGAACGACGGAGAGATCTCTGTGACTTGCATGCGCGATGACGCGCCCTATTTCCTTGCTCGCTATCTTGAGGCGATTGATCGAATCTCCTTCCACTGCCTCGGTTATCGCCCGAAGGCTAGCTCACGCTTCGAGAAGCGCGTCGGCCAAGTTCTAGAAGAGGTATACCGTGCGCGTCTGGTTCGTGCCGTCTCTCTTGTCGGCGCTAGCGGGCACCCGCTCAAGTTCCCTTTTATGATTGGAGCCGAGGGCGCGAGCAAGTCTGTCATCCAGCCCGTAGCAGCGAAAGAAGGCAAGGTTGACTGGGCTGGCGTCTACCAGGCTGTTGGTAAGTTCATTGATCTCAAAAATAGCGGCCCATCTGACATCAAAAGGATCGCGGTGCTTGAAGGAATGGAAGACGAGAACATCGAGAAGGCAAAGGTTGCACTCGCCGATACAGCAACAGTAATCGTCTTCCGACAAAGGGCGCAGTTCATCAATGCCCTGGCACAGGCCGCCTGACGCAACACCTACAAGTCAGCATACAACCCCGCCCCGGCGGGGTTTTTCATGCCCTTATGCCACCCCGCTCAGTGGCCCAGCAGCCAGAATTGTGATGAACTGCCCACCACCATCCCAGCTTAGGCAACGGGATGGACCACCAGCAAATCATGGACAAAGGGGAGTATGGATATGCGCAACATTGCTGTTGCTGCCTTGGCAGCGGTAGCCGTCACTGGCTGCATGAACCTGGCAACCAAGCCATCTGAAATCACCGGTTCGTACACATCGGACCTCAGGTACCAGCAGTACACCTGCGACCAGCTCGGCCACGAGGTCAACTCGCTTGCCCGCCGCGAAAACCAGCTTGTCACCGCCCAGGAACAACGGCGCAAGAGCGGCAAGGTCCAGGCGTTCTGGCTTGGCTACGGCACCGGCGACGGTATTGAGGCAGCAGAGCTGGCCAACGTGCGGGGCGAAAAGGAAGCTGTCCGCCGCGCTTTCGACATGAAATCCTGTGGCGTGCAGACGGCTGCAGCTGCGCCATCCAGCACACCAGTCGCAGGGGCCAGCAGCAGCGCCCAGGCACAACCCACAGCACCATCGCAAACCAGCGGGTCCGGCTGGCGCTCTTGGGGCCAGCAGGCGCCAGCAGCTGGCCAGGCCAAGCCGCTCTACCGGTGCCCAGCAGCAAACGGGCAGTTCATCGTGTCCGAAACCCCAGCTGCCGGCTGCATGGTCATCACCCAGTGAGCTGAATGCCCTGGTTGGCCGTTCGCATGAAACCCCGCTCCGGCGGGGTTTTTCATGCCCGATGCAAAATTTATTCGTTAGCGTATTGCAATAGCTATTCGTTTGCGTATTATCCGCCCTACCGGCACCCCAGCCGGTAGGCGACCGGCGGGTCGCCAGCCCGCCAGCCTCCCCTCTGGCCGGGTGCGGCCACCCCCCAGGCCATGACCCGCCGGCCGCTTTCCTGACCACACGGAGAGCGCCATGCACGTCAGCACTGCCGATGTACGCACCACCGCCATCCTGCCGGCCGTGGCGGCCACTGCCCTGCGCGTGGCCGCCCAGCGC